TTATCGCACAATCAGAAAAATTACTTCAATTATTGCAGGAGGCTATATGAGATTTACAACCAATGATTTTAAGAAATTCATTCAATTTAAATTCCCTAAAATCACACTCAAGAATATTGCTCAGTGCGATAAAAGCGTCACGGTAACTGTTAAGAAACCGTATATCTTCAGGCAAAAGAAGCTTCTACAAACTCGAAGAGAATTAAGAAGCGCTTTGTACTCTAAGTATAGTCAGTTCAAGTTCGAGGTGAATTATGTTAGATAAAACATTAGAGCTAATCAACAAGCGCATTGAAAAATTAAAGGGAGTTGACCCTTTCTATTTAAGAACAGAAGAAGTGTGGTTTCGTCAAGGGCAACTATTTGAACTTGAACTATTGCGAGAACAATTATTAGTTGACGAAGTAGTAAACCTTTCAGAACTACCTTCTAAAGAAGATATAGATTTTTTAACATCTCTTGTAAGAAAACTTACCGTGTTAATTCAGGGACAAAAAAATGAAAGATAAAATAAATCAATTCGAAAGATTTTTATTAGAGTATAAAAACGGCTTATCTAAAGAAGAAGTTTGCTATAGAGAAAAACAGCTCAATGAAACCGCTGATAATTTTCTTATGGCGGCTGAAACTGCTAGAAATATTCTCGAAGCGTTTAGTACTACTTTCAAAGGAGAAGACGAATGAAAGATAAAGTCATGAAAATAATCGATAAGCATCTGGACGGACTTGCGCCTGTTAGTATTTTACAAAACGAGAAAGATAAAAAAGTTATCGACATAACAATTAGACATACTAATTATTCTGATTTGAGTAAAGTTCTTATATTGCAAACTTTAAAATCACAATTAGAAGAGTTAAACTGGGAATGCGGGTGTGCCGGAAAAATAGAAAAATTCATGGCGTGGTTAAATTCTGCATTAAGAAAATGTCATGAACACGCCGTAAATAAAATGATACAGGTAAGCTTTGCTTCTGCTGAAGTAACTAGATTTTATAAAATTCATCAAGACCCATACGAGAAACTTTCCGCAGAACATTCGGAACTTTGTTTAAAAGAAGAAATTTTAGAAGAAGTTAGAAATAGATATTTGGATATCTTCAAAGGAGAAAAAGAATGAAAGATAAAGTCATGGAGATACTTGATAAGCATCTTGAAGAACTTGAACCATCTTCTATATGGGCTAACGGTAGAATAGTCAGAACTATCAAGTCATCTCGTTTAAAAGAAATTCTTTTACTTGAAGCTTTAAAAAGAGAACTTGAGTCATTAGACTGGAAGTTTAGCCATAATAAAAAAATGGAAAAGTTTCGAGAGTATTTATACGCTGAATTTCACAAATTTAATTACATTGCCCGCTCTATCGAAAAGGATGGATTAGATGACTACAGAATACCAGTACTTAAAGGTAAAATGGAAACTATTAATTCTGTTCTTGGTAAATTTAATCAAATATGTGGAGAAGAAGAATGAAAGATCATTGCGGCCACGTGAACTGTGGTCATGAAGAAAAAATACAAAAATTTAAAACGTATCTACAAGAAATCACTGAGAAAGATAAAATCTTCTCTAATATTTTTAATTATTCTTCTATCGTTAAAAAATCTACGTATAAAGAAATAATCCGGGGTCAACTATTACAGTCAGAGAGTATACAGGATAAATTCAAGGAAATTTTTGGAGAAAAAGAATGAAAGATAGACTCTATAAGTACCTAGATGATAGCGTTACATTCGCTCTTAAAGCTTCAAAAAAAGCAGAAAAATCAAAAGATGAATACGAGTGGGGATATTGGGAAGGACAGCGATACGCTTTAACCATATTAGACGCTTATTTAAAAATAGATCTTGAAGTAAATTCAATAGATATTTTTAGAGAATATTTACAGACAAATATAGATGAAAATGCGTCATTAGGTAAGTATGAGAAAAATGTTCTTATGCAAATTAAAAATAAGTTCAATCTAATTTTTGGAGAAGAGAAATGACAAATAAAATACTTCAAAATTTAGATAGAATTCTAGAAGCGCTATCGGAAGCTTTAGAAAATATGGAAGAAAAGGATGGAAAAGACTATTGGCATTTTTGCGGTCAAATATACGCATTACGTACTTTTAGATCGACGATAGAAAGATATTTTTATCATCCACCTTCTCTTCAAAGATATAAAAATAGTATGGAAGTTTTTGAAAAATATCTGTCAACTTATTATAACTTGATGAGACAAAAAGTTCTTAATTATGAAACATTAGAAAGTCTTAAAGTTATTAACACCGTTAAAGAAGCTTTTAATGATATCTTCAAAGGAGAACAAAGAAGAAAAATGAAAGACCACTGTGATCATATCGAAAATATACGGGAATTTAAACAGTATTTAGGAGATCTTACGTACCGATTAAATTGTATGATTCAAAATCATAAAAATAATCCCCACGACATGGAATTACTTAAAGAAAAAACGCATAAAGTTTTAGAAAAATTCAATCAACTATTTGGAGAACAATAATGGAATGGCTACTCGTAGGATTTTTAATTTATGCTTCTCACGCAACAACTATTGAAGTCAAATCCTTTCAATCCGAAAGAGCGTGTATGGAGTATGGTAAGGCGTGGGTTAAACACCACAAACATTCAGACTTTATTTGTGAGGGGAGAGAATATGTTAATATTAACACGGCGAATCTCTGAGTCTATCAAGATTCAAGATGATATTTCAATTGTGGTTTTAGGGGTTAAAGGCAATCAAGTGAGACTCGGAATCACTGCACCTCCTGAGATTTCAGTACACCGAGAGGAAGTTTATAATCGAATTAAAGAGGGAGAAGAAAGATGAGCGACACTAAGTACCTTAAAGGTACTCATGATAGCATAATAACGGCTATAAACGTGCTTAAAAATTCAGATAGAATCTCAGGTATACTGTACGTAATGGAAAATACATTCGATAAAGAAAATGACGCTATGTGCGCTATGAGAAAGCTAAAAGAAATGGAAGATGAGATTGAAAATCTACCAGGTAATATACAATATCCTTATAGAGACTTAGTAGACCGGATAGTTAATTGCTGCATGGAAAATGAATATTTCGAGGCGCTATCGCACATCATTAAAGGATGGAAAGAATAATGAAAACCACACGGTATAATGGATTTGAGACCGAGGAAAAAGAAGATTCTTATTCTATCTATATGCGTAGCTTTCTGACTAAAGACCAGAAAATAAAGCTTAAAGAACTGGGGTTTAAATATAATTACGGGCGTTCCTGCTGGCAAACGAAACAAGAAGATGCTTTTAAAAAGGCGTTAATGGCTTTAATAGGAAATGTAGACTAATGAGGAGTGATCTGTGACTGTAATAGAAACTGTCTGTACAACCGTATTAGGCGTATGCTTTATGGGCTTAATTGCCTGGATAATCTGGGTAGGATTTAAGGATTAATATGAAAATACTATCTGATATATTCGTAGCTATCCTAATATGCTGCGGCATAACCCTAACAATAGGGCTTACGGGTTTTATTGTCACGGCTATGATTGATTTGTGGAGAGATAAATGATTATCATTGAATGGGTATGCGCAATTTTAGGGTCTATAATACTGACTATGGCAGCTGCTTTTGTAGTGTGGTTTTTAATTATTGCATTTATTTCATCATATAGAGAATATAAAAAACCTAAAAAAGAATGGTTGGAGAAATAAATGAGTCTATTAGAAAATATAGCTATCATTATTCTAGTAACTTTAGGCATTGGAACCTTTGCTTTGTGCTTTAGTATATTGGTAATGGCTTTTATTGGAATAGCTAGAGACTTTTGGAGAAACAAATGAATTTAATAAATCTTATTTTTTATTTTATTCTTTTTTGTGTTTTAATGGGTACTTACTGGCACGCTGAACACGAGGAAAGATTGCCTCTTAAAGATAAGGTAACGGCTATTGCAGTATCAGTACTATTACTTCAACAAGTATTAGATTCTCTATTTTCATTTTAAAGGAGCATTGATATGAAATTTAAAATTTACGAAGGGATTACTATCGCTGATGTGATCATACTTATTTTTAATATCACTATGGTGGTTTTAGTAAATGTTCAAGTATATTTTGAAGCGTCTTTTTATTCAGATATGCTGAGCTTTTTCTCGCATGAATGGAGACTCTCTATCATTTGTTTTTTATCGGCATTAAGCTTAGTATTAACGATATTTCTTATTTACTTTAAATATCGGACCTACAAGAGAATTAAAAGAGATTTTTTAGATGGCCGCCCTTGGAATTAAGGAGAATCAGAATGGAAATAGTAACATCTGTTGGAACTAGATCGAATTTTTTTGAAATTCTTAATCAAGTTCAATACGGAAAGAAACGAGTAATCGTCAGTCGAAGGCAAAAGCCGTGTGTAGCAGTAATTCCTCTAGAGGACTTGAAAATTCTAGAAAATGCATCAGCCAATAGTAACGCGAGTAGGTATTTAAAGTTCCTTAACACTTATCCTGATTTTGAGTGTGAGCCATTTAGCAAGCACATTACTTTCAGTAATGGCTCTTTCGAATGGAAGCCTTATAACGGAAAATGCCTTGAAGAGTGCATTGACAAGATCATAAAAAACCACGCGGTTGATATTGCACCGTGGTAAGAAAAAGCCCCTGGGCATTGTGGCTTTATAACAATGTCAAACGGTAGAAATGCTGCAAACCTTTTTTCTTCTCTGGGACATGATTGGAGGAGTTTATTTTGGTCAATACAGCTAGCTTGCGAAATTCCTTAGCGCTCTGCCTGATCGTTGACCTACGCCATCATATGCAGTATGGCGTAGGTTAATATTAACTAATATTGGAGGAAATAAAATGACACCACAATTACTAAGATTTTTAGATGAAGCGCTTTTACGCGCTGATTGCGTAACACTTAGACGAACAAATACGCATTATGTCATTCGTATTCAATTTAATGAAGATAGATATTATGAATTTTTTGACGATGAATCTATTGAAAATGCGCTTATTAAAGCTATAGAACGTAAAAGCTATATACTCTGAGATGAAATGTCAGGGAGTGAAGGCAGGGAGCGGTACAGAAATCAAAGTTACTCGCATGGATTATCGCTATACCTTCACTATGACACTAATAAACGCTCGATGGGCTGTCCCTCGCACAACATCGAGCGGGAGCGTTAGTTAAACGCCCCTAACGGTGTAGTATCCATCACTCTTCCAATATTCGCAACTAATACTACCGCCAGCACTATTCACTCCACTGATAGTGACTGCCGTAGCACTTCCAGGTTTTAATTGGAAATCTAAGTTATAATGACAAGAAGAAGGCGCAACACTCGTTCCTTCTAATCCGTCACTAAATGTTAACGTCACTTCATCCGTTGCAGAGGCGCTTACAGTATTGAAAAAAACCTCGCAATAAACCGTTTCTTTTGGTGCCAATTGGGTCTTTTGACCACAATTCAATTGCAAAGTACCATGCTGAGATTTTCCAACATCCAATGTCAAAACATGATCACTTTTGTTAATGAACCGAAGTGGATTATAAGCTGGGTTAGAACCCACTGCAAACGCACTTCCGGCTCCTGTTGCACACAATAGCGTGAATGTAGATGCTAGCACCAATTTCTTCATAAAATATACTCCTAGGTAGTTACTTAAAAATCCTGACCAAAGCGTCAGTATTTGCAAGATAACTTATCCTGACTCTTCTGTCAAGAGTTTTTTATAATGGCCCTTCATAGGCTAACCAAAAGTAATTTTCTCCAGGCTGTGTGGTCGTAGTACAAGTAACACCTGTCATGTTATTAATGTAAAGTTGCAAATAATCGGTAGTTCCATTCAATTCCACAGGGCAACTGCCCGCACTAGGATTAATTATTAAACTACCGGCAAAATAAGAAAAAAGAGAACCGGTACCAATCGTTTTATAATAGTTTCCACTCTTGTAAACTAAAATATCGAAAGTAGGCACCGTAGCGCTACTCATTGTTAAATTAAGTGATGCCACACCCCCTACGTTATACACGCCAGGTCGCGTGGGTATAAAGCGCGTACCTGTCCATATTCCGAGAGGGTCATAATCTCCGTTACCTGAATTGAATGCAAAATTAAGCAACGATATTCCCGTAGGAATCGTTTGAGAGATGCTATTGTTCGATACCAGCGCTGAATTAGTAGAACTGGTGATCGCCGCCCAGTTAGCAGAAACAGTCGGGAGCGCCGTATTAGAGTTCACTAATGACATGTAAAGCTGAGGTCCTGAACCAGGGTCATATCGTACGATAGCATACTGAGAATAAGGAAAAGGCGTACCGCCGTTATCTGCTGTGGTGATAAAAGCCGGAACACCGAATTGTTGGTATTTTTGAATTTCGGATGTGATGTCATACATCAATTCATTGAAAGTTAATCGTGCTACGGCTTGCGCACCTGGTGTTACGCCATAAGTGTAGGTGTAATTGACAGGATAACCCGCTTGATAGCTAATAGAACCATCTGGTTGCACGGTCTCAGGGATAGGTGATTTGTCGCCAGAGACTGCGAAAGGATAAATAAAATAGGGCATAAATTACCTCACTAAAAATTAAAATTCAGGTTTAAAACTACCATTATTGAAATTCACAAAAGTATTAATGGGTGGTGTTTCATTGAATCCAAATAAGGTATTATTCGTTTCAATGAAATAAAGCTTCACTCCCGCTGGCCTTGGAAACAGATCAAAATCTCTTAATACATTAAATAGATTATCCGAAATAGGCGCATTGATCACGTAGGTCATAGACATGTTTAATCCGTCTAACGCCCACATCCCGTTAGCCCCAAAAATAAAAAATAAGAAAGCATTAATCTCAGGAATAGCGCATCGCGTATATGTTCTAAAAAACGCAAATTGAAGAGCGATTCTTTGTTCTTCGGTTGTTAAGACATACTGTGGGCTATAATCAGGAATAAAGTTACCGTTGTTAAAGTTAACAAAAGTATTGATTGGAGGCGTCTCATTAAATCCCCACGTAGGCGCAGTACTTGGTGTAGTAGAGCTGATAAAATAGGGTATCTGCAATATGATACACCACACAGATAATCCGAAGTCATTCGCTGTTTGTAAATTAAAAACATTCGTTACCCAATCTTCCCAAAATTGCGTTTGATAGAGGTCATACCAAGCTTGCTTTGAATTGATTAAAGATGTAAGACGCGCCGCAGTATTACGTTGCCACAGTAACGCTGGCGTTACGTTAACAGAGAAATCTGGGTTCTGTATCCTCATATCAACGTCACCGTTATATTAGAAGCCAGTATTTCGGCTTGCTCCCAAATAGCAATCGGTATTTCATCACAAGAAGGATTCAACGGCGAAGGTATGGATGTTTTTACGGATTTCACGTATATTCCCGGTGCTACTGTTTCAATCGCTCCCCCGATTTCAAAAGCCGATACTGGTGAACCGATATTTAAGCCAGGTATCCCCGGCAACTGGCCGGCAGCATACGCTAAAATAGCATTGATGATGATATCTGTTGGGTCTTGAATAGCCGGTGAAGATTTAGCGGTGACTTGAATAATGATCTGAATAAGATTTGGTCTATCGAATAGTACGGTCAATTGCTGCCCGCCATAAGGCTCTGTAATCGTCACAGATTCATGAATACCCGGGCCGTTGTTATAGCCTACGCCAGCTTCTTTCTTTGCGGTAATTGTCTGTGCTATTTGTGTATTATCGCCCCCATTCACCACTACGTAGATAGAATGCGATATCATAGTCACACCATCGATTACTTGTGTGGTATCAGAGTCATTTTCCCTGAAACCCACACCAGTGACGCCTTCCAGCTCGTTCAATCCCGCGATAATAGCTTGCGCTGTCGATTGCCCTTGGATAGATAAAGTGTTATTACGCAACGTTCTAGCCGCAACGTCTGATTGAATAAGGGTACCGGTGGTAGTAGCTGCGGCTGAGTTATTCACTGTCTCCCAGCCTAAAACACCCCCTACGACAATAATCGTCAAAGTATTGGGCGCACAGGATATAGGGCCTGAGTTAACCGCTTGGAAGATCGTCGAAGCCATTCCGCTACCATTTAAAGTGACCGGAGCTATGGACTGGAAGGTCTCTAAATTCACACTTTCCTGCGCTTGACTACCTGTGGGTATCACGGTGCCAGGAACGCCCGTTAATTGGGCTACAACCGTCGAAAAGGTTGCTGCTGTCCGTTGGCTACCCGTAAGCGCTAAAATGGCGTCTAGAAGGATACCTGTAGCTTCATTAGGGTTAATCTGATTAGCCATTTGCGCGTTATTAACGATAACCGCAGTTCTAGCTAAAGTTTCGGCCACAATCAAAGCACCTTGTGGCGTGCTAGGGTCAGTGTTTAAATCCGCACCAAATGCCAGTTTATATTCCGCCACTACCTGATTGTAGATATCGCTTGTATCGGGAACAATGATACCCGCGCTAGTGATGTAATTATAATTGGCCATTGACTACACTCCCACCGAACGTTGTAACGATATTAACCGAATAATTGAAAACATCGTTAACTTGATTATACGTGAAATCTTGAGTTTGAATAACATTTGGAACCTGTAATATCGCCGTACGAATAGCCGCTTGGAATTGTTGGGCTCTCGGATTTCCATTCCATATCGTCTCAAAATAAGGAATGCCGGCGCTCGTATTGTAAACCAATTCCCCTAATGTGGTTTTAACGACTTGACCACACACACTGGAAACAGCCTCAGCATTAAAGTCTATCGCCAAGTTACCGTTCTTATCTAAGAAAATGTCATTGTTTTCATCAACTGCAAATGTTTTCATCACACCCCCGGAGTAATTGTACCCGTAGCGCCAATATTTCCATTTACCAATAAATTCCCTGTTAAAGTCATCAAAGGCGAAAGTATCGTCACTCCCGTTTGGCTCACTGATATTTTCACAGTGCCTGTTAAATTAGAGATAATCAAAGCTCCCGTATCGCTCGGACTAATCGTATATCCGGTCATAATGTCTGGGAAAAACACCGCATCTGAAAAAGATTTAATCCTTAATGTGTTAGGTTTAGCTTCTTTATAAGACTGTAAAAATAGCGAAATATCACGATCATTCGCTTTCATCCATCCCAGATCACCCGGTACAAGATCACAGCTTAAGAATATCCCAGCGCCTCCTAATGTGTATACCGGCACCCTCGGTATTTGAGATTGTGATAAAGTACTACCGTCTGTTTTAAGCAGTGTGATCAAAGGTTGAATTTGCACAAAATGTCCAGCGGACGTTCGGCTAGATGCGATCACTTGAGCCGGTAGCATTCCACCGAGCGTTTGTACGATCTTATTCAGCACAAACTCAAAAGTTCCTACTAAAGACCCAATCGTCGCCGGATTACTAAACAGTGAAGGAATAGAATTTTTCATATATTCCTCGCTGCTTCCGCAATATAATAAAAAGGCGTTTCTCGATTAGATATCTCAAAACCTAGTTTATAAATCACATAATTGCCCGTAGCGGCTGGATTTTTAGTACTAATCACGCGTAATCCACCACCTAATACAGTGTCCCTATTAATGAAAAACTTCACTTTAACGCCGATTTCAGTGACTTCTGGGATACCGATCATCCCTGTTTCTTGACTAATAATAGTTAAAGTATTATTAATCGGAACATTATTATTTTTAACCACAAGAACTGAGTCATCAATAAACACGTTCACACCGCCAGCAGTAGCCACCGTATTTATTTGATTTAAAACAGGGCCTGAATAAATATAGTTCGATAATAGCTTATCAGAAGCCTGAAAAGTTAAAGATGTTTTTAAATCTTGAGCCAATTGTTTTGAAATTTGAAATAGAGAAATTTGGCTTGGCTGCCCTCTTGATAAGATATTTCCTTTTTGAAAATTACCTGTTAAACATCGAAGAGTCACTCCAATATCGGGCGGTTGTGATAATAGAGATGATACAATATTCCCTTCATAAATTTTAGTAGTTCCATAAGATTGCCTGCCAGCTTCCACAATAATAGACTTCGGAACTTGATTCATCGTGAAAGGAGAAGTTTGAGTCAGTATGTAATTTTGAGTTTGAGTGTCTAAGTTAAATAGCTGAATCTGACAATCATTCTGCAAAGCGTTAGCATATTTTGTCCCAGAAATGTTAATGAGTACATCTTCATACGTTTTTAACGTATTCTCGATTTGTAGAGTAACTCTTACAATTCTCGGGTCAAACTGTTGCACGAATAGCCTCTAACTCTAGCTGAGTCACGAAAAATAAAAACTGATTCACTCCAAAATTCGTATAAAAAGGTTCTTCTTCATTAGCCGTGGTTATTATGAAATTTCCCTGTTCTAGATATCGATAAGGAATTAACGGTGAACCGGCTACGCATCTCATTCCTAAAACCACATCAACTCCGTTCCTATTGATATCAACGGTCATGAAATTAATCATGGACTTAAAAGTCATGATGTAGTTATCGCTATCCAATACGATATTAAAAGATTGATTAGGAATAGGCGCTAATGATATTTGCTGCATAATCACAACCCCTTAAAAAACGACGCAATATCTTGGAGCGTCGTTGTTTGTGGTGTTGAGGGCTGTTGAGTTCCTCTATTCACGGTATCTGAATTCTGGGGATTTTTAGGAGCAGGTATAGTCGTTGTTTGGGTATTTACAATAAGCGCCTGCTTAAAGTTCAATATCAATGTAATCGCATCATATTCATCCGGGTCTTCTTCATGCGGTATTTCTAACAAATACATATTTTCGTAAATAGCTGCTTTTGTTTGAATGAAGAATAAAGTCCTGCTGTCGAAATACTGCTGAATTAGCGCATAAGTATCGGCAATATTAGGCTGCACTATTTTAGTCGTGAGTTCTATTTCTCGGGGCTGTGTGATCACATGGTCTGTAATGGTGGCCCCTGATTCAATGGGATGCTCCATGCCTTTAGCGGTAGGCTTAATAATAGGCTTAATAATGCGCGCTTGCGGAAATACTTGATTAAATTCTTGGTCAAAGACCGCAATCTGATCTTCCGCAGTGCTAAAGAATTGAAAGAAATAATCAAATGACGGCATTAGACTTGTACTCCATCATCGTAGTAATCAATCGTTTGTCTTAATTGTTCATTCAATGATCTAGCGAATGCTGCCGCAATTCCATTGACATCGGTTGCTTGCGTCTGTAAATACACGTCTCCGATGTTAATGGATAAATTTCCTTTAGTTAGTGCGCTATTTTCTATATTACTGGTATAAGGCGTTAAATAGTTAATGGGGGATTGATCAATCCCTATTAAATGCTGATAGGATTTTCTTAAGGTATCTATAAAATCATCATGCCCAAAAGATAATCGGGATTTTTCTGATTTATATTCTTCAGTATCATTTCCAAAAATCCGGCCCGTAATAGGGAATTTTTTATTAACATCTCCAATAAAAGACGGTTTTCCTTCTCTAAAAGCTTTGATATCTTCATAAATAACTCCTAATGCCGCTGCGCCTGTTAAAGAAAGTACCCCTTTTCGTAAAGACTTAATCTTTAATGTAGCAAAAGCCGCTGCTAACCCAATAGCAGTTAATCCTCCTACTATAACGTCAGAATGTTGTGAGAAGTACTGAGCTGTTGTCGTGAAGTCTTTAAGCAACGCTAATACTAAGGGTAAAAAAGCCAAAGCAGTATCTAACAACGCCACTCTTAAAGAATGCGTTGCGTCTTGCCAGGCGAAGTTAAATTTACGCGCTTGTTCAGCGTCGTATTTGGTCACAAGGCCGAGTTCTTTTTGTCTGGCGATAATAGCGTCTACTTCCCGACGTCCTTTCTGTAACAGAAGAATAGTGGCCTCATCAAGGCCTAACATCTTTCCGTATCTTAATGCCCCAAAGCGTCCTAACTTTTGAAAGTTATCAGCCAATTGTGGTAATATCTGAATCGCTATTTCACCCGTTGTACCTAAATTCTCAGCTAAGTTTCTTAGAGAACTTTCAAAAGTTTGTAGATTACCTCCCGTTCGTTGAACGGCATTCCCCCACGCATCTAATGCTTGGACGTTCACCCCGAGAGTTCTAGAGGCCGTATCAATATCTACTGCATAGTTTAATGCCCCCTTAATACCGCCTAATGTCGCTGTTAAAGAAGCACCCACTGTGATGAAACTGATAATCTCTTCACCCAATCGATGTAGAGAGCTAGAGAACTGATTGCTTTGCTTATCGGAATTTTTAAAAGACTTTTCTAAATCGTCATTAGCTCGTTTTAAACGCTCTTCATCACGCAAAACATTATCTGCGCCCATCGACGTAAAGAGAGTATAGAACGTATCAAATGCGGGCATTATTTTTTCCTTTCTGACGCTAAATACTGGTTATAACGAGATACCGCAATGACTTCCCAAATCTTCAATGCTTCTTCTAAGCTATAAACTGTTTTCAGTTCGTGGTAAGTGGCTTTTCCGCTATCAACGATGGTTCCGATGAATCCATCGATGTTTTTGTAACTGACATAATCAGCTTTCGGGCGAATTCCTCTAAAACAGTCGAGGGTCGCCCATCCTGAAAAAAAGAGCAATTGTATTCCATGATCGCCCGTTCTAATCGGATTAAAACTTCCCATGAGGGGACATGATTATCCACTAACGCTTTGCTATTGAGCATCAGAGGATGAGAAGCGCCAGAAATATTAACGCCCACAAAGCACATTATTTTAAGTACCAGCTCCTCTTGATGCGAGTATTCCCCGGCTTTTGGAATCTCGGAAATGGGATATTGCGTCATTATCTCTCGACCGGCGATGGCCGGAAATTTAGAGATGATGAATTTTTTTCCGTCAATCTCTATTTCTTTAGGCTCTATCATACGTACCTCTTATTTTAGGTTGAGGCAAATTTTTCAAAGATAAATGAGTAGGTCATTGTTCCAATACGTCCTGATTGCTGCCAACTTAAACCAGGTGTACCGTCAGTCAATCGTCCATCGGATAAAACGGCTGTTCTCAAATTCGGATAAACGATCACTGCTTTCACACTATCATTGACATTCGTTTTTCCGCGACCAACACGATTGTTCTGAAAAACCACATTCAAAGCCAATCCTTCAAACGAATTGGGTATAACCGAGATGCTCCACTTCAACGGATTTGCTTTTGCCCATGTGATCAAATCCCCGTTTCCGCCCATCGCGCCATCGGCAATCTGCATGGAGGGAAAGTCAAAAGGGTCTACATCATCCGGGGCAGCCGTCCACGCAATACCGGTAACAGGAAATGTTTTTGAAAAATAAAGGGTCACTATCGTGCCGGCGCCAGATTGATCTACAGACATAAATCACCTCATTAAATTAATGTTTGCTGTCCTTCCACTTTACGGACATCATCATCTTTACTGTAAATTAGGGTGTAAACTGCCTTGTATTCGGTTTCATTGGTTATTGGGTTTGTGTAAGGAACAATTTGCACATTTAACCAATACCCTGAATTTTGAACTTGCTGCCATGCGTTCACATCGTTAGTTACCGTCGTAATAAACGTTATCTGAGCCTGGGTAAGTACTTTGCCCACAGAGATAACTCCATTAACGATAGCTTGATTAATGACCGCTTGAAGAGTTGCTGTTATTTGCGAAACTCCCTGCGCATTGGCAGATACTTTAGCTTGAGTTAATAACAAGGTCATTAAGGCCGCGCCATTAGCATCTTTCAGCCAAATTTCATTAGCAAACGTATTCATGTCTACCGGAAACTCAGTAGTTCCAAATAAAAGACCACGCTGGTAGAACGAAATAGTTTGTCCCGCTGTTTGGGTATTACCGTAATAGTTAATTCGTAATGCATCATACGTATTTGCGGCAGTATCTGTGGTCACACTGGCTGTCAATGAAGGGTCAGTTTGGAACATGTAGTTTTGAACTGAATTGGTTCCCAGATAGTTAGTGGCGGCAAATATCTGCGCCGGCAACTGTTGCGGGTATTGTACAGGAGTTGAAGGGGGTGATGACAACGTTAAACCCACACCGCTGTAGCCGGATAACGCAGCATTCCAACTGGAAGCGTTTGCGCTTGATACTTGCGGTAAGTACATCACTTCCACGTCTAATCCATTTGTCCAGACTGCTGCTTCGGTCACTTGATCTAAAGTGAGGGAAGGGATAAAGTCAAAAGAACCGAAGTTATTAGAAGCACTGAAAGAATCAGTTAAAGTAGTCGTAATCGTTTCAACAGCCGACCCATTGGCGATAATTAGCGTAGTACCCGTCAACCATCCGATTAAAGACGCTATATCCACGCCGGAACCAGCAACTGCTACTGAGATTGTCGCCGTGATAGCACTACCGCCTACGAAATTAAAGCTTCCTCGGCTCGCATCATAGGTAACAGTCGCCGCCGTCCACATCGTGCCGGAAGCACCATTAATAGCGGTTTGGATGATGGAAGCAACATTCGTTAAGCTAGTGGCCGCTGAAAAATCCAAGCCGGTGAAAGTATTAGTCACACCACCAATTGTCATTTGGAAAGAACCGGTGGTAATGGCAGTATAAGTCGCTAGTAATTGAGGTTGGATGTTACCGAATATCATAGGGGCAACAGCCGTATCTACCCATCTAGCAAAGCTTAGGAGAGTAGGTTTGGTGTTATTTTTACTAATCCACGCAAAATAAGGAACCGATCTCAAGTATTCGGTAGAAGAAGTGCCAAAATAAGCACCTACTTGAGAAGACGATGAAAATTCAATAAAACTTTGAGGGGTCAATAGATCATTATCAGTGAATAGTCGCTCACCATAATTACGTACTGTCACCACATTAGCCGCGGCTACCGCAGACGAAATGTCTATATATCGAGTGAAACTAATAGTCATCGCTAAACCCCCTCAATATCTGATTCGATAAATTGTACCTGAGGAACCGTAATGTTTCGAGTTTTTGAATGCAGTAATGTGAATTTAAAACCCGGCGTTGCTTCAAATTGATCACGGTCATCAAATTCATAGTCGTTAGAAATATCTATAATTCTTAACATTCCCACCTTAACGGCGGCTAATTGCTGGATGGTATCAATGCTGGCGATAATCAATGCCGCTTCTTCCGCTAAATCTGCTGCTGTATAGCTATTGGTAACGAGTGGATCTTGAATAACCCAAGTAGATACTTTAAAAGTTGTCTCCACCTGCTGAATCTGAGTGCACGCAATTTCAGGATTAGTGTAGTTCTGATAACGAGCGAACCATCCATACCGATAATCGTACATCTTGCTTAAATACACTGAAGAGGTGTAAATAGCGCCCTGTTGTGTGGGATTATAAGCTTGCATAACGGTGATATCACTATACCCGTCGGCAGTAAAACCTGCATTCAGTATCGGTATCATCAATTGAAAGAGCTCATTATCTGTCATGACGCTGGCCCCAATTTAACGCATAATATGGCTTTCCATCCGTCAATAGTGAACCATTCCGTGTTAGATTGGCATTGAAACAGCGTACTATTATACACAATCTGATCGCCAGACACGTCTCTATCTAAATCCACAATGCTGTTCGGCGCATACAAATTGAAGTATTCTTTCTGAAAATCTAGACCATATTTCTCATAGAGATTCTTAGCAACCGGCTGAAAACTACCTTTAATCGTTACTGGCGCGTCATAAGTCGTTACCCACTGCCCATTAACATTCAATGTGCGCCCGTTTTCTTTGAAATAAGATATCGTCTGTTGAGCAATCACAGTAAAGGCCATTGTCAGCAGATTAGAGCCAGGTACACTCATTTTCTTTTATCCACTATTTCATAAGTGCATGAATTTAATAGCTGTTTAGTGAACACTAAGGGCTTAGCAAAAGTCGTTGTAAGTTGATCTTCCCTCAATTTATTCTTACGGCCTTTGTTAATCTTATGCATACGATTGAGAATCGTAGCTCTTTTTAAAGGAGGATTCAGGATTGTTGAGATTCTTTCTCTAAAATCACCAGCAATAACATTGCCCAGAATATTAAATATTCCTTTTACCGTCTGCCGACCAGCTACTAGCTTTTTCATTTCATGAGAAACAATCGATTTCCAAAATCCCATCCGCTTACGAATAGTTGGAAACATAATAGGCCGGGGTGGAATATTATTTTTAGGGCTTCCTTCTTCGGCAATAGCCGCGACACCCGCAGTGGTAAAGTCGCTATCAGGATACATCTTACGCTCTACCCACCCTACCTTAAGTTCCATACTTTCAAGTTCGGAAAGAACTTTTTTCAAATTAGTTTTACCGGATACCCGTGTGGTTTTCATCAATAAATCCCACCCACTTTCATGAAAGAAGAGCCCTCTGGTAAGCCTGCTAAGAAGAATCCGCCGGCAGTAAGCACTTGTTCTAAAGCTAATAATTGAGCACCATAAGGCGTTGTCCCCACCCACCATTGGTATTGTGTAGGGTTAGGAGGAGGCGTTAAAGTCACATTGACTTTATCAATTCCCGCGCCTGTGAGTTGGTAAGGCGTTTGGCCCGCAGCAATAATAAGAGATAGTTGCGTTAGGTGAGCGGTCATCAAATTCAGCATGTACTGAAGGGTATCGCTAGGAATAAAGCAATTATCGTTAGGATTTATGTAAATTATGGCCACATTCCAGTATCCCTGTAACGTAAGTTGAGGGATACTGGAAAATTCAGGAAAAAGCGTTATGAACTGCGTGTAATCGAATACATGCGTTGTCATTGCTTCATCTTTGCCGCACCTTTGTTCTTATCTTCAAAATCTTGCGGCGTAAATTGAGCGCTTCCATCTTTTGCGGTCATATTCTTAGCAACTTTAGAAGCTTTTTCTTTTACGTTAGTCACCGTGATAAAACCATTTTGCACGTGTCTTTTAAAAGTAAAGTCCTCTTTCAACCATTCATAATCTTCATCAGGAACTTCAGTCCTAATACCACAAGGGGTAATTAGCGTTTTTGCATCAATAACGCCTGTTCCCCCTCGGATAAGCACATCTTTTTCAATGACAGGTAACTGGTCCAACGTTTTTTGCCATTTGACGTATCGAACACTTTGACCCATTGTTGAATAAACATGCATATTAGGATATCCCCGTGAATCTAACGATACCATACGCTCTTTTGCAAAGAACGCCCGCTGTCGCATTAATGAAATCTTCTAACACGCCTTTTGCTTTCTGCTCCACGCCATTTGTTTTGAAAACAGTCGGAACCAATTGAGAAAAGACACGTCTATCATCAGTAGAATAATCGTTACTAGGATTGTCTACTTCATCTGCATAGAGATAGAAGACACCAGCGCCACCATTCGCAGTATTCAATTGAGGCGCATTTTCAAATCTCATTTTGGGGAAAGCTTCTTGCGCCCATTGTAATACAGAATATCCTAGCGTGGTGACAGTGGTTAAGTAAGTCCACGCATTGGTCGCCACGGCGCAAGTGGTCGGCACATCATACGGATTTAAGTTAGCACCAGACTGAGTCAATAACTGAGAAACGGCCGCCTGTAAATCCGCGATAATGTTCAGTGTGGTTTTAGCAGACCATAAAGGAGAGCC